ACCTGCTGCCTGGGCCGCTCGCGCTGCTGCTCGTACGCCATCACGTAGTCGATGTCGTAGCCGCCCATGCGAATCATCTCGCAGATAATGGCGTGCGTCGGCTGGCCCTTCTTGCCCTTGTCGTTCTCGTACGTCGGCCACGGCGGATCAAGCTTCTGACCACTGACCTGAATGTGATCAATGCCAATTCCAGAATCGCTGAGAAGGCGCTCCTCGGCAAGCTTGCGATCATCAAGATTCGCGATCTCGTCGGTGTCGTACACGCTGAACATCAAGTCGGGATTCCAGCCCTCATGGGCCTGTCCGTTGACAACGCCAACAACAGGCGAAGGAGTTGCCCCGTAGGCAACAGCAGTTCCATCTTCGCGACGCCCAAAGCCAAGCCAATGCTGCTTGGCAACCTCAGCCTCCTCGGGCCGGACCATGCCGTGATGAAACTGGCAGATAATTGCTGGCTGAATTGTCTGCGGCATCATCATGCCGCCAGGGCCGAGAACCATTTGAACCTTGTCAGGACGGGCGACAAACATGTAGTTTGCGTGCTTGCTAACGAATCGCATTGTTGCTCCTGGTCGGTGGAGTGGGCGGGGGGAGCCGCCAGGATTAGCGGCTCCCCCCGTTCGTGTTGGCTTAGTAGCCGGTGATGCCGCGAATGATCGCGTGCTTCTTCTCGTTCCCCAGCTCGAACGACCACTCGGTGAGGTACTCCTGCTTCACGGAGTCCTCGTCGTTGGCCTGCCGGTCCGGCTTGAGCACGGTGTCGCGGAGCGGACGCATCTTGATGTCGTCCATGTCCACGACGACGCCGATGCCGCCGTACTGGTTGGAGCCGGTCTGGAAGTCGAGCCAGTCGCGCTTGATCATGATCTGGATCACAGCGCCGGAGGCCGACTGGTACTGGCCCAGCGAGACACCGTACTTGTTGGTGTCAACGCTCGGGAGGGCCAGCTTGCCCTGCGCGAACGAGGACATGGCGCTCGCCACAAGCGGCGACACGAACATGACCTTGTTCTGCGAACCGTAACGGAACGCGGTGCGAAGGAACGTCTCCAACAGCGTCTCGGTGAGGTTGCCACCGATGGACGTGATGTTGGAAGTGACGTACTGGAAGATGCCGCCGACGTAGCCGACGGGCGTCGAGCCGCTGGTGTTCAGGTCGCGAACACCCCAGAACAGGGAGTTCTCAAGCTGACGCTTGTGCTCGATCATCTTCTTCTTGGCTTCCTGAGCAGGCTCAGGACCACCGTACAACTTCGACGCGACCAGCGTGTTCGTGAAGCCCCACGGGTCACGCTGGATCTGCGCGTAGTTGAAGTTTGCGACCTTCTTGGTCTGGATCAGCGTCCCGAGGGTTGCACCCTCAGCAGCCGCGTTGCCGACCTTGATCACGTCGCCGCCGGACGCCGCCGAAAGAGCGGTGACGCCGCCGAGCGCGCGCGTGACGTAGATCGTGTTGGCCGACACAGCCGACACAGAGCAGTTCTCGCCCGTGGTGGCAATGCGAACAACATCGCCAGGGCGGAAGTACGTGCCGGTGCCAGTGGCAACCGGGATTGCCGTCAGGTCCGAAGCGGCCGAAGCCGAAAGGGTCGTGAGGCGCGGCACCAGCTCGTCAGAAAGCCACTCGACCTTCTGCGAGAAAGCGGAGCGCTTCCCGACCTTCTGAAGCATCGTCGTCAGCGGAGCCTCGTCCGGCTCAAGCTGCGCGATGGTGGGGGACATGTCAACGACGCGCTGGTTCGACAGAATGTCCGCGTCGTCAACCACCCCAGTGAGGATGGTAGGCATATTCCTACGTTTCCTTCCTGCTAGAGGTTTACGGGATTCTGCGGTTGTCCAACGGTCGGGTTGGGCCACACATGGTCGGAACTACGCATTCAGAATAGCATCGTTGATCCGCGCATCGTAGTCAGACGCGCCCGTATCAGCGATGCCCTGGCGGGACTGCGTAAACGCCTGCTGCGCCATCTGCTGATGCTGAGCCTGCTGCTGCTGAAGCGGCGCCTCACGCATCCGCACAATCGCGTACAAGCTCTTCACGCCCTCCTGGATCTTCTCCGGCGTGTCCATGCCCTGCGGGAAGAACGCCAAGTGAAGCTGGTCCACGGGGATATCGTCAATGTACTGCTGGATCTTGTCGGCGTAATCGCCAAGATCGGGGATCACCGACTCGAGACTGTCAATCGCGCCAGAGAACATCGTCTCGGTCTGCGCGTCACGCAGCGGAGCGACCTCAGCGCGGACCTGCTCAAGCTGCTGCTCGTAGTGCGAACGGATCTGCATGGCCTGCTGCTGCGTGTACCACGCCATCGCCTCAGTCGGCTTGCGCTCAAACCAGTGCTCCCACACCGCGTTCACAACCTCGTCAGGCACGCGATTGGAGTTGGCAATCGCCCACTGCGCCGCAGCGCCAGGGTCCTTTTCGGCCCACGAAACAAGCTGCTCCTCACTCTGCGGCTCGCCCGTAAACGGGGCGCCCCATGCAAGCGACGGCTCGTCCTCCTCGTCGTCCTCGGCGAAGAGCGCCTCGAGGTCTGCGAGGCGCTGGTTGTTGTGCGTGAACTGCTGCTCGAGGTTCCTGTACGCCTCAGCAAGATCATCAGAAGACTTGAACTTGCCAAGGATCAGCTCCTCAGCGGCCTCCTGCACAGGCTCAGACTCGGGCGCTGCCGGCGTCTCAACAACGTCAGCAGCCTCAGTGTTGGCGTTGAGAATCGCCTCAGCGATAGGATCAGGCTGCTCAGCCTGCTCAACAGTCTCGTCGTTCGTGCTCATCGTTCCTCCAGTCGGATAGTCGGATTAGTCGGGTTAGGTAGTGCCGGGACCGGCCCCGAAAAGCGCTGCAAGATTCGCCATGCCCTCAGCGGGAATGACGGACTCCTGCTCCCCGCCTAGTGGGGTTGTCGGTCCCGGCTGTGCCATACCAGTCCCTCCGACCAAAGGACCAGCCTGCACCTGCTCGGCGTCCCCAAGGTACTCCTTGGGATCTTCATCGAACGCCTGCACCACGTCTTCGGCGACGCGACGCATGTTCGGAGTGACGCCACTCTGCGTAAGAAGCATGTAGTTCTGACCAAACCAATTAGCGAACGCCAGCGCCTCAGCTCGACGCTCCTGCCGCATAAGCGACTCGTTCGCATCCTCAACGCGATAATCGTACTGGCCCTGAATATCGGTCGGCGTGACAAGACGCCACTGATCCTCAGCCTCCTTGTCAATCCTCACCGCAACCGGGCCAGGAAGAAGCTGCTGATTCAACGCGATCTGCTGCTCGCCAGCTCGACGCATCGCATACATGATCTGCTGCTTCATCCTGATAATGCGCTTCGCAGCCATATTGCTGATCACGCTGATACCAGTCGCGGTCGTCTGATCAATCTGCGTGTTCGACGCGCCAGACAAATAGCCAACAGCACCAGTGATGTTCTGCAAGTCGCCCTTCAACAACTCCTCAGCCTGCACGCTCGGCTGAAGAATGCTGATGTTCGGCACCCACGCCTGCACCTGATCTGGCCGAAGCGGAATGACAGCGCCAGGGTAAAGACGAAGATCCTGCTGCTCAGTGTTCGGATCAACAAACATCGCAGCGTTCGCCATGAACTTGGAGTTGTCGATGCGCTGGTTCTGAAGCTCCCACAACGCGATCTGAATGTCGTTGATGATCTCAACAATGCTTTTGCCTCGGAACTCAAACGGCGTCGGCATGATGTTCGCAACAACGAACGGGAACTGGCCGTGCCAGAACGGGCTGGCGCAATCACGGATGATGACCTGACGATTCGCAATAACGGTAAGGCGCATCATGTTGCCGTCTCGCCACCACCACTCAATGACCTCAACCCTGCCGCGCCGCTCCTTCTCCTCTGACGTAGACAGGTTCGACTGCTCCTCGATCTTGTCGAGGTTGTCGTAGACGCCGGCGGCTTCTAGGCTGCGCTTGGACTCGTAGGTGCGGAAGAACACGTACTCGGCGTCGTCAAGGCTGGTGGCGTTGCAGTCCCACAAGAAGTGGTTAGTGTCCACGTTGACAAACCCTGGCTGCTGGCGGTACGGAACTGTCTCGTACGGCTGGCGCATGCCGAGCGGATCAGGCTTGTAGTTCGGCGTAGGGACGCGCCGCCACTCCTCAAGCCACGGAATCTTTGCGACGCTGATGCCGCGAATCAGCGCCTGCTTGACAAACAAGGCGTACTTCTCAGCAAAGTTGTCCTTGTAGCGCTGCGCCTTGAGGATGTGCGACAGCAACTCTGCGCCTTCGGCGTACTGCGGCTGAGCCGGCAGAACGCGCACGTCAGGCTCGTCATCAACAATGTTCGACTCGATAACGTCGATGATCTGGAGCGCGTATGGCGGGTGCAGGTCGGACTGCCATTCGATCTCGGACGGCTTGAGGACGGCGTTGTAACCGTCGTCGCACTTCTTGTAGAACTCTCGATTCTCGCGGTGCTTCTGATCGCTGGATGCCCAGCACTTTTGGAAGCGCGTGAAGAGTTTCTTCTGGTCGGTGTTTTCCATCATTGTGTGGAGTATAGGTTACTAGCCGAACACCCAGATCTGAATCTGAGCATTGCCACCATTACCGCCAGCGCCACTGGTAAAAGTAGAACCACAAGCTCCTCCACCACCACCGCCACCACCAGGATTAGCACCATTGCCACCGTTGCCGCCATTAGTTGAGCTTGCCCCGCCTCCACCACCACCGCTTTTAGCAACAGTCGCATTTGACGCAGAAGTGTTGATTGCAGCACCGCTTCCGCCGCCTCCTACGCTGTCGTCTGAAAAAGGATCGTTTCTGGAAACCCCACCATCAGAACCAGCACTGAATGTCGTAGCGTTAGTGCGGCCACCGCCGCCACCGCCGCCACCGCCACCGCCAAAACCTGGGCCGCCAGGAGTGAAAACAGTTACTGTCGGATTTGCACCTCGACCACCATACCCATAATTTGAACCAATATTGGCAAGACTTATGCTAATCCCTGGCACACCATAACTTCGATCCCAAGTCCTCTGCCTAAAAGAAGAATTAGGATTTGTTGAACCAGAACGCCCTCCAGGACTCCCCGGGAAAAACAAGTTCCCAAAATAACTGTTACCTCCAGTGCCGCCATTTTGCCCGTCGTTGTTAACAACCCCACTTGCGCCAACGCCACCAGCTCCAATAACAACATTCACAGAAGTGCCCCCACCACCTAACGAACTAGCACTAACAACGGTCCTCCAAAAACAACCTCCAGCTGCGCCACTTCCGCCATTCCCATCAAACAACGTAGAAACTCCACTGCCACCACCACCTCCAGCACCAATAGCTTCAACAATTACAATTTGAGCCTTTGCTGGCATCTGGTAAGTAAACGAACCAACAGTATTAAAGATCCTTGTGTCAGCAAGCATAATAGAAGAAATGCTTGAGCTAAGTGCTGGAACGGTTGCGCTTATCGCTTGAATGCTCAACTGGTGTTCGACAATGTCATTAACAATTACATTGTGATCGTTTGCATTCGGCTTATCGCCAGCAATAACAGTTCTAGGAGTTTCATAACTCATTTGTCGAACTATCCGAAAACCCAAATAGTGATTTGTGCGTTCCCCCCGTTCCCTCCAGCGCCAGAGGCAATGCTCTGGTTAGAGCCTCCTCCGCCGCCGCCACCACCGCCTGGACTACCACCGTTCCCTCCATTTCCAGGAGCGGTAGAACTTCCGCCGCCTCCTCCACCACCCTGCTTTGCCGACCCATTGCTACCACTAATGCTTGCAGCACCACCGTTCGCTCCGCCACCACTATTGATTTCAAAAGCACTTGAAATCAAGACGGAAAAATCATTACTCGATCCTCCACCCTGCCCACCAGAAACAGCAGTTGAGCCGCTAATTCCTCCGCCACCACCACCTCCGCCACCACCATTAAGGTGATAATAGCCATTTTGGATAACAGACCCGCTTACAGCTGCGCCTCTTCCGGATCTACCGTAATCCCAAAAGCTACTACCAATTTCGTAATCCATAGAAAAAGAATTAGCTGCACTTGTACTGCTCGAACCACCAGAGTTACCACCCTGTCCACCAGGGAACGAAAGAAAACCAAAACTACTTACTCCGCCATTGTTTCCGCTAATTCCACTTGTATCAGCGGTAACAGAACTACCACCACTACCGCCAGATCCAATTGTTGCGCTTATGGAAGCGCCAGCACCACCAAGAGCGCTTGCCGAAACTGTCTCCCTGAAAAAACCACCACCACCTCCTCCGCCGCCACCACCAGCATTATTCGTGCTTGTTGAAGATCTTCCACTGCCTCCGCCGCCACCAGCGCCAATACATTCCACAACAACAATTTGGGCGCTTGCGGGGATGGTGTACGTTGTAGTTCCAGTGACACTAAAGACCTGCGTAGCAAGCAACTGGATACTTGTAAGCGCAGTAATTGTTGCGCTAACAGCCGAGACACTTGAGCTGACAGCCTGGATGTCAGACTGATGCTGAATGATGTCGTTGACAATGATGTTGTGCTGGGAAGCTGGGTACTTATCGCCAGCGACAACAGTCTGCGGAGCAACGTACGTCACGCAGTAATCCTATCAGTACAACGCTGTGACAGTGGTCGCGCTTGTGCTCGTAGAGTAAACACGCACAACGCGAATCGGAAGAATAGTTCCCCTAGCGCAAACAAGAACCACAGGGTCGGTATCGCCAACAAGAAGAACATTCACATTATGGTGCGAACCACTGCCCTCAGCCTGCAATGCGCGCGTAACCTCAGCAAGATCATTCTCATCGTCAGGCGTGACAAGTACCGCTCGAGTGTACGGCGCGAGAATCTCAGGCGCCGTCTGCGAAAAACTGTTAGTAGCCACCCTCGCCGCCCATCGCGCCGCCCATCGGAGCGCCCATCGGAGCAGCACCGCCACCCATCATCGGCGTCATCGGCGTCGAAACAGCAGCCTCGCCAGCAGGATTCGGCGTCGGCAGCGAAGCGATCAGCATCATGATCTCCTTCTGCATGCGCTCCTGCATCATCGCGGCCTGACGCTCCTGCTCCATCATCTGAAGCGTCTGCTCCTGCGCGAGCTGCGCGATACCAGGGAGAGCAGCAACGGCCGGCGGGGCGCCTGCGCCACCCATCGGCGCGGGCGGCATCGGAGCCATCGGCGCCATCATCGGAGCGGCGCCCATCATCTCGGGCGGCGGGGGCGGCAGCATCGGCCCAGCATTCATCATGTCAGGAGGAACGCTCACGCCATACTCCCCTTGCGCTTCTTCAGCGCATTCTTCAGCATCTCAAGCTTAGGATCGGGCGTCTTCATCGAGCCCGGAGCCTTCATCCCGTACCCTGGCATTACGAAGCCCTCCGGCGACCCTCGGCAGCAAGCTGCTGGAACTTCTCCTTACCGTACTTCTTGCGACCAATCGAAGCGGCAAGCGCCTTAGGATCATCCACGCCCTTCTTGGCAAGCTTGCTGGCAAGCGCAGAGAACTTGCCGCCGCCTCCGGTCTTCATGCTCTTGTCAGCCACGTCGAAACTATACCTTACTTCCCGCCGGACTCTTCGCGCTTGATACGAGAAGCCTGCCGAGCAGCCCACGACGCACCAGCATCCCCACCCCACGCCTGCCACGCCACATACCCCGGCGTCTCCTTACCCGGCGTACCCCAACCAGGCTTCCTATTCACAGCATGCCTTGAGAAGAACGAGTGCATCCGCATCACATGATCCCTGGTCAGCGGCGCGCCGGCAACTATCTTTCGTGCGCGAGCAGCAGTAGCAGGCTCAAAACCGCCACCAGCCTTACCATCAGCAACAAGGTCCAACCCCCTGCGCGCCGCACTACGCATACCAGCACTAGGAACGTACTTGCTCACGCCGAAAGTATACGTGTGCTAGTGTGCGGCACGCGGCTGGGAGGGGCATCCTCAACCCTAGTTCCATCGCTAGCGCCCCAACCAGCCGCCCAAAACCCTACTTCTTGCCGACAACAAACCGCGTAGCGCGCTTCTGAATGTCAGGCTGCGGCTTAGGCTTAGGCTTCTCCACCAATCGGATAGGCGTCACAGCTTCCTGCTGCCACACCGCCTGCGCTCCAGCCATAGCCATCACCAAGTCGTCGTGACAACCCTCATCCGCCTCGGGACGCGGCTCTCGACCACCACGATCCCGGTACACAAACGTCTTCATCTCGCCAATCAAGTCCTCGCTCTTGATTCGGTGCGGCTCATCACGCACAGCGGCCTGCAACGCTGCCAGCATCAGCGGCCTGGTCGCGCTCGTCGTGTTCCACCCGAGAATCTGCTCGTACTTCGCGTTCACACCAATCGGATTCTTCGGACGCCACAAGCGCGGATACCCCATCGCGTTCTTCAGCTGCGTCAGCACCGCCGTTCCAGGCCCATTGCGCTCCACAGCGATAATCGCGTCGTTGAACAAGCGTCCGACGCGCGCAAGATCATCAGCGAACTCGTCAACATCAGCCCGATACTTGATTTCCGCCACCTGCTCGCCATTATCAAGGCGTAGCACAATCGCTACGGAGTAATCCATACCAGATCCGATACCGCCACGGTCCTCGCGCCGCTCATACTCCTCAAAACTGACCGAACCAGCAACGTCAGCAAAAATAATGTACCGAGAATCCCGCCTTGGCGCCTCCCACAGCTTCATCGCGCCACGATTATCCTCGTAGAACTCGATTCTTCCGCCAGGGACAGGCAAACCCCGCACAAAACCACGCTTCTTCGGCGCCATCCCGCGTACATTCTCCAAAAACTGGAAGTATTGGCGCCCAGTAGTCTCACAAAACTCGCCCAAAACGCGAATCTTGTACGCGCTCGAGTCCTCACCCCACTGTCGCTTCGCATCCTGCACCCACTCCTGCGTGATCAAAGCCCTCTGAGCGTCCTCAGACACCTTCTCACCCGTGAAACACGGCGCGTCAAACGCGCTCATATGCACCGTGTACCACCCAGAGTCAGGCTGGAACGCCTTATAGAACGTCCCCGTCGGCCTCGTAGGGTTCCCAATCAGCAGCACGCGCGCCTCATCAGCCGTCAAGAAACCCTCAGACGCCTCGTAAATAGCCTCATCCACACCACTAGCCTCATCCACCACCAGCATCATCCTCGGCGCGTGATGCCCCTGGAATCGCTCAGGCTTATCCGTAGACAAACCCATAGCAAACCAATCCGACCTGACCTCAAGGCTCGACTTGAACATCTTCCCAAACGCATCCTTACCGCCAGGGATCTTCGAGTGACGCAACGCGATCTCGCGCCACAACAACTGCTCAACCTGACTCCACGTCGGAGCAGTCGTAATCACACGACACGGCCCCTCCGTCATGAAATCAAGCACCGCAACAGCAGCCGTTGCCGTCTTACCAACCCCGTGACAAGACCTGACGGCAACCCTCTTGTGCTTCTTCAACGCCTTCAACACTTCCTGCTGCTTCGACCAAGCATCAAACCCAAAAAGATTCTTAGCTTTCCACACAGGATCAGCCATCCGCGCCCTAAGCTGAAGCGCCTCTTTCGAGAAATCACTCATATGCCCCAAGAAGGACTCGAACCTTCACGCCAAAGGCACTCGATTTTGAGTCGAGCGTGTCTACCAATTCCACCATTGGGGCGAAACTACTCCTCAACAACAACTTCGCCCTCCACCTGGAGAGCACCACGCGCATCCTCAAGCGGAATCTGCGCCAACGCCACAAGACTCAACGTCTGCGGCGAAACCTCATGCTCCACAACCTCCTGCTTATGAAACCCGAAACTACGCTCCAACTGCCACGCCGCCGGCTTCCAATCCCCCTCAGCAGCAGCCTCATTGATCTTCCGAAGATTCTGCTTCATATGCTGCTTCCGAGCCTCATAAAACCGGCGAGAAAACTCCGCATACCTCTTCGACTCGCCCTTCTTCCCCTTATGCAGCGTACTCATAAACACCTTCTCATCAACACCAAGAACACGCGCAATCGCACGCTCAAACGCACCCAAACTCGCCAACTCCACAGCCTCCTCAAGCTGCTCATCCGACAAATCCCCCATCGTCCCCGCAGGCAAATACTCCGACACGCGAAACGCACCAAGACGCTCCAACGCCTCCTCGCGCGCCTCCCGCAAATCAGCCCTCTTCGTCACGCGACAACCCCCACAAATCCACCCTCAACCCACTAACAACACTCATACACACCCACGCATCATACTCACACCCAGCCCACACCAACAACCCACCATCAACACCATCCCGCGTCAAAAAACTAAAACGCCAACAAGACCAACCACCCATAAATGCTAAACTACCAAAACCCCGCCTCACCAGCGGGAGTCGCCCGTCAGAGGGGCAACCGCAACACGCGCA